CACCAGAAATAACTTGTATCTCTGAAATAACATCTGAGTTAACAAGAGTGATTGTAGGTGATATTCTGGCCTCTGGTTTTAATGTTTTATCTGAATGATATTCAAAACCGGGATCTAATATACGTACTTTATTAATTTTGTTTATACTATTTGATAAACATAAAATTTTTGAGTTAATACCGTTTACAGATGTGATACTAGTTACTCCGGGTATCTTTTTAAATCCAAAACCACCTGAAGCTAAATGTATTTTACCCACACCACCACTCACTGTTGATGAGTTAGTTAAGTATGATAGTGTATCTACCTCTGATTGAATATAATTTAGTTTTTCTGGAACATTTTTGAGTGAAATGTTAAATGATGTTGTACCTACACCAAAAGCAGTGTAAGATCCCTCATATTCACTATTAATATAGTTAACTCTTGACCCATTTTCTACATCTACATCTGATGTACTAATAAATCCAGTTTTTTCTAATGTATAGAATATATTACTAGGATTATTTGTATTATATTTTAAGGTAACAGTAGAAGTTGTTCCAACACCTACTGTTCCAACACTTTCTATAGAAAATGTATCTGTAGATCCTGTTGATACAAATTTATTTTTAAAATCTTTATCATAATAAAAATTAAAATCAAATCCACTTAATGATGAGTCTGAGACATAAAATACCAAATCATTATTTTTTACAATTTGTAATGATGGATTAATTAGTGATATTTCTTGACTATTTCCACCTGTATTAGTTGTTATACCAACAACTTTAGGTGGTTCATTTTGAACATCATATAATGTTTCACCCAACTGGAATGAGTTATCATCAATTCTATAAACAAAATATGATGAGGTAGTTAAACCAGTGGCCTGTCCTGTAGATCCATCATAGAATATTTTTTGTCCAGTTTTAAATCCATGATCAGATTTAAATATTGTATCTGCACCTATATTTGCTTTAACAATCGTAGTTGGATTGATTAATACTTTATCTTCAGAAGATGAATATTTAACTATGACTGATGTGGTGATACCTGTGCCACCAGATCTGTTTGATTCTAAAGTCAAATCAATGGTATCTAATTCACTTAATCCATGAGATGTAGATACTGCAACATGTGCTGTGATTTCTTGTGCCTTTCCAGTTACTTGTGTAAAGTTTGATTCAAGAAGATATTCAAAACTATCTGTTGGTGAAGTTTTGAAGAAAATAGTTTCTCCACCTCTAGTTGTGGATAATCCTACTAAATCAGTAGAAATTCTCTTAGCAAAGACAGTTGTGCCATCTGTTAAATTAAAACTTGCTGCAACTGCTTGTGTCACACCAGTACCAACTGCTAATGCACCTACACCAGTTGGTATTTTTAATGTTAATTGTTGATTATTGACAAAAGGATGATTTGGTAAGAAAATACTCTTAGCAGGAACACTAATTACTTTTGATAATTCTCCAGTTGTAAATGATTTAGCCATACCAATGACTGTTCCAGCAGTTAATGCTAATCCAACCTGCTCTTTTGGATTAAAGAATACTTTATCATTTACTTTTGACTCAAACGGATCAGTAATTAAATCTATTGTGAATTTTTGTGGAGTTGTAAAGACAGGTGCAGATAATGAATGTGCAGCACCTACAACACCTCTTTTTACTCTTAATATCTGCCTGTCTCTAAAAGCATTAAGAACTAATAATTTTTCAGTTCCAATTCCTATACTACTGCCAGCTGATACTCTACTTGGAATTGATGAAACATAAATGTCGGTTACAATACCTGCAGTCGAATTAGCACCAAGTTCTTTGTATAATACAACCTGTTCTGATGTAACACCAACTTGATGGGAATTTGTAAGATTTGGAATACTTGTTGTAAGACCTGATACAACTATTTGATCATTATCTGCAAAAGTATGTGATGTTGATATAAATGCACTTACTTGAGTTGCACTGTCTCGCACATATACGACGTTATCATAGGTTTGAACTGTTGTATCTACACTTGTAATTGGTTTACCTGTTACCTTTGACACAGAGGCACTAGCACCCCCTCCAGAGGTATCAGTATTATCAAAATTAAGTGTATCTCCTACTTTATAATCACTTCCTGCCTCTACAATTTGGAAATTTTCAACATTACCTTTACTTACTGATTGTACGATAGCATTTTGTTCTATGGATTCATTTGACTCAATAATAAAATCATTATCAGCTGTTGGATCTGCAACTTTGTATGGAAGGGTATTTCTAATAATATTATTTGAATTTAAATCAAAATTATTTTGATTAATTAAAAAATTATCAGATATTGGTTTTGATCTATAAAAATTACCTATGAAATATGGAAATTTAGGATCAAGATTTCCTTGGACACCGGTTGATACACCTACAAAATACGCATATACACCATTCGGATAATCTGGTGTTTTACAAAATCTACCATTACTTTCATCTAAATCACCAGAATCATTGTATTCAAAGTCCTCTACAAAAAATCCTCCAGCAAATGATGGTGGTCTATTAGCGACAATACTTGAATTAAGATCATATCCAGTATCTAGTAATCTTATTGCTGAATTAGAATCATTTGAATTTTCATACCCGTAAGGGCCATAAATTGGATTACCATCATATGCCCATCCTATTATAGGTGAATGACCTGTAATAGGATCAGGATCTTGCAATAAAGATGAGTAAATTGATGTATTATATCCTACAATAGCATATTGTAGATTTGTTTCTGACTCTCTTAATAAAACTTCGTCTCCAAATCTTGTTAAACTATTAACAGTTAATGATCTAACAGATGGTTCAAAAATTTGACCACTTCCAGCAGGTTTAACTCTAACTATTGGATTTGATGTGTAACCTATTCCCGGATTAATTATTTTTACATCTGTAATTTTTCCATTTGTAACCACCGGTCTTAATTTAGCACCTACACCTGATCCAACTCCAACAAATTCCAAATCAGGTGGAGAGAAATATTCTTTTCCACCAAATCTTACATCTACTGCTATAATTTTACCCTTAGAGGATATAGCTCTTATTTCTGCCTGTTTACCGTTTTGAAGTGTAACTCCCGGTTTTTTCTCAAAGTTTAATATTTCAGATCCATAATTCGTTCCGGGTTCATAGAGATAAGTATCTATTATAGACCCACGAACAACTGGTGTTACTACTAAATCACCATTTCTTGTAAGTGTTGTTGGTGAATAAACTGCTTGTATATTTAATTGAATATCAGGATATTTAAATTCTTGTAAACCCGTGCCAACACTAGTAAATTTAGCATAATCACCACGAATATAATCACTATTATCTGTTCCTCCAACACCTGCATTTGCAAGTCTAAATGAATTATTATCTAATTTTATAATTTTATATTGATTTGCTGATGTCAATCCTACAATTGTTGATCCTCCAGACTCAAAATTATAAGATATTAACTCTCCGTCTAAAAATCCATGATCTAAAAAGTTTACTCTATCGTATACTGTTGATATTCCAGCTGGTTTAACCAGTAATTTTCTATTTGTATAATTTTCCCCTGCATTTTCAATAAAAACAGAACGCAAATGATTTTTTTTGTTTAGTAATTTAAATTTATGAGTACCTTGTGTATTAACTGTTGTAAAACCAACTGTATTGATACCTGCATTAAAATCATTAACTGTCTCATAAAGTTTAATTGATGAAATTCCTACTACCTCTGGAAAATATACTGATCCATTTGATAAAAACTTATTTTGATCTGTATTAGATCCTTTAAATATTCCTATACCTAATGATGAGTTATTGTTACTATCATATACTAAAGGTTCTCCACTAAGTAAATTATGCGGTTTATCAAATATTAATTGATCAAGTGCAATATCAACTCCACCTCTTGTAGCAGCATTTCTACCATCAAATGTCAATTCTCTAAATCTTTTTGATACAATTGGTTTTAAAACTGCACCGGTTCCATTACCACCAGTTATCGTTAGTGATAAAACTTTTTCTATATCAAAATCTTGTTGATCAACTAATACTTCTTTAAGTTCCCCCTTTATAACTGGTTGAATAAGTGCTGTGGTTCCTGATGCAACTTGAGGTATAGTTATATTTGGTAAATTTATAACATCAAAATTTGTGCCAGTGTTTAATACTTTAACATCTGTTAATGGGCCATAATAAATTTTATCTTCAGATTTATAATTAGTAATTTCAACACCGTTAACTAAAATACCAACTGAACCAGATTCAGTTAATGTTGATGATCCAGATTCGATATTTGGTGTCGCAGGGAATTTTTTTAATATTTTTTGTACGCCAATTTCTTCGTTTCTATGTCTTAAAAGAACAAAACTATGACTACCAGTTCCACCTGATGTAAATTGTAGAAAATCTGAAACAGGTATGAAAGATCTTGAACTGTATAATCTAATTTGATTTTTTTGTGTTAGTACCTCAACATAGTAAACTCCTTCCTCTAAACCTGTTAAGAGGTTATCAGATCCTTTATAGAATACTGCATCACCAGTTCTAAACTCAGTATCAGTTGCAAATGATATAATTGAGAATTTTTGTGTAACATTGTTAAAACCCTGTAAAAAACTACCTGATGCGTTTGGAATTACACTCTTAGATACTTTTTCTGTAATATCATAAGATGGTAATGATGATGAAGCAACATAATAATTCTGGTCATTTTGGTTATATGTGTTTTGAACATTAGATGTAATTACGTTATTACCAAACTGAACTTGTGATACGCTACTAAATGCTCTGTCTAATTTTCTACGAAGATCATAACTTATACCTGTCGCTGGTGTAAATCCTACAATATTATCTAAGATTAACTGTTTATCCTGTAGTCCAGTTGGATTTGTTGTTTTTATGATAGCATTGCTGACATCAACTATGTTTGTATTTCTTCTAATAATTTCAACTTTATCACCTTCTTTTAAATTAGACTTATCAAAATTAGATTTAAGAAGGAATGTAGATCCGTTTATAGACTCTATTTCAAAAGTACAAGAAGTATTGTAAATCCATGAATTGAAAAATACCTCTTTTTTAGTTTTATCAACTACAGGATTTTGAATTACCTCACCTAAATTTTTGACGGTAATTCTTTCACCTTCACTTGTAACACTTGACCCTTTATTAGCTAGTAACTCAAAATCTGATAATACACCAGTTATTCTTAATTCTACTTTTTTATTTAAATCCCCATCCTCATAACCAAAAATAAATTCATCTGATCTTATATCATCTGTGCTTGTTATAGATGATCCAATGCCTGTGCAATTTAAGAACTGATTAACGGTCTTGTCACCGTATGTAATAGTGTTTATACCTGATATAACTACTCCAGTTGTTCCAAACCCTACAGTCGAATCTACAGTGATTACAGAAGATCCTACTGGCACATTACCAATAACTTTTGACTTTCCGGGGATGGTAAAAGTTCCTTTAATACCACTTCTATCATTATATCCTACAAATAAACTTAATTTGTAAAATGTCTTTCGATCACGAGTTACTATTTCAACCTCTGACACAGAGGCATTTGTCTCAGAATCATCTGATTTTGTAATAGTTTGTCCGAGTAATTTGTTAGGATCACCACTTATAACTTCTGCTAAAACTATTTCTCTTCGGATATACTCAGCTCCAGAGGGTTTAATTAAAAATTCCTCTAAATCTATGACTTTTGGTGACAATCCAAATAAAACATTAAATAAAATACGGAATGACTCTGCAGTTCCTTTAGATTGATATAATGATTTAGACTCTTTTATGAAATTACTTACATCAATATTATCAACAAATTTTGTATCTTCTAAACCGGGAGTCAAAGTTTTCTTTACTTTTTTGTAAAATTCTTGTAAAAATAATACACTTAGATTATCAACATTCGAGTTTACGTCATGAGAGCTGGTCGTTGATGTTGAAAATACTAATTCACCCGGATTATTTGTGCTCGTGAATGATGTTATACCACTGAAACCTCTTACACATCCAGTAAAACTGTTTGTGGTTATTCCTGTATATGTAATTACCTCATCATCAATTTTAAGAAGGCCATACTTATTTGGAAATCCTTTTGTTGATGAGACTGTAATTGTGTCGCTCGCAGTTGTAATACCAGCAGTTAACGTTGTAACACCAACTATGACTTCAGGTGTTAAATTATCTAATTTTAAATATTGATCTAAATTGTCACTTAAATCTACTACACCACCCCTATGTTCTTGAGAGATGTAGTATTGTTTCAGAAAATCAACTGTTTTGGGACTTTCTGAGAGTATGAACTCAGGAAGTTGACTTTCAATTATTTGTTGAACTTGTATACGTTTTTCGATTCCAGTTCCTATCATTTTATGACCTGTTTAGTTCTCCGTTTGAGTAGGATGATGTTACTTTATAACCAACACCAGAAATTTGTTCACCAGATGTAATAGTGTCTTTCACCATATTTATGGTACTACTGGGGATGTTAAAATCTAGATATAAATCTTGCAATCCTATAACATCATTAGATTCTGGGAATGCTTGAACTTCAACTATATTATTTGGTTTTTCAGTTTCAGTAATATTAATCGTTGTAAGATTCACTTCACCATGAACATAATCAACTATACCTGCAGAAGCAACTACAACAACATTTGTCCCAGTTTCTAAATCTTTCTTTACAACCGATATAACTCCCGTCTTCAAATCTGCATTAGGAGTATCTGTAATGTATACCGTGTCACTATTTCCTTGAATTTTGAATCCTGTGCTTTTAATATTCAATCCACCCGGTTTAACATTAAATTCATTACCGAAACATAGCTCATATTGTGCAAACTGATTAATTAAGGCATTTAAATTTCTACGTATCTGTATTCTAGTGATATTGGAGGTAATAGATCTATCAATATTATCAATTACATTCAATACTTTACTATACTTAAATCTACCACCAAAACGGTTCACATCTCCAGATCTAGAGTAAGTTGTAAGAGATGAAATTATTTTTGACCTTAAATCATTAATATTAGTTACCGCAGTTGAATCGTAGTATATAAATGATTCAACTTCGACATATAATACCTGTAAATCTACAATCTTTTGATTGATACCTGTTAAAGAGTAACTCTTCAACTTTTGTAAAATTTGTGTTTTATCAAAATCAGATACAAAATCACCATTTTTTGGTTTGATAGTGATGATAACCGTACCAAATTGTGGTGGATCTAACTCCTCACCACCCACGACTGATACACTTTCTGTGTTAGGATATACAGTTTGGATTATACTTTCATAATCTCTTGCGGTAACTGCTCTGTATTGAGCAGAATATAGTCTAGGAGCAAAGTATTTTATTGAATCTAATGTTTCAATGTTACCTCCATTGGCAGCAGATTGAATCGTATTTACTACTGGTACACTTGTTGGTACAACTATATTATTACTAGCATCTAAGAAACTACCTCTAAACGTAAAAATTGAAGGGCCATTTCCGTCCTCTCCTGAAGTTACAATATATTGAACTGTTATGACTGAACCATCCTCTAGTTTTTTACCAAATGTGCCATCTCCAAATAAAAGTTCATAATTTTCGTCTTGAATTTCTTGAATAAGGTAAGTTTCTGAATTAGACGTTACATTAACAATATTGTCAATTAAATTATACTGTTTACCTAATCCGGGGTCAGCTGAACCTTTTACATATACGACTATGGATGATGTATCGATTGATGAGTTACTTAAAATAAATCTTTGATCTAATGAACCATCAACAACAAATTGTGTTGTTAAATATGTGCCCTCTAGTATTTTAATAGGATCCTCGACTAAACCAAATTGAGCAATTCCGTTATTTACTGTTGTTGTGATACTTTCTGATATTGAGAAAACAAAATCAGTATCATCTTGAGTACCCACACACACTAGACCGGGTTGTAAAGTTAATGTTGGACTATTTGTGTTGGTTGAAACTTGAAACTTGACTGACGCTCTTGCTGCTGTCTTAGAACGTGGCACATAACCAATATTTCTCGCTAATGATACAACATTTTCCCTAAGTGTTGCAGAATCGAGGAATGATTCATTCACCACTAGGTTTGAATTGAATGCAGATATATACGTATTATATGCAAGAGTATCAATCAGAACAGAAAAGTTAGATCCTTCAAAATCAAAGTCTGTAAAGTTGGAATTTGCTCTTAAATATTCTTTAATCTGTGCTTTTATCTGATCAAAGTCTAAATTTGCGAATTTGGTAAAAGGCATTATCTTGCAGCTTGTAATATGAACGTAAAGTCTTGTGTTGGAAACTCTTGACCAATAATATCAAATGAAACTGTTACTTCAAACTCATTTTGATCAGGTCTAGGTTCAACATTCACTTGTAAATTATCAACTCTAGGTTCAAAGTTTTCAATTGATATGATTATTTGATCTTCAATAGCAGATGCTGTTCCAAAGTCAACAAAATTGTCAAATAGCAAATCACGTACATCAGATCCTAAAATTGAGTTGAAAAATCTCTCAGTTGGTATGGTTTGCACGATATTTCTCACAGATCTCTTGATTGCGTTTTCATTTCGCAAAACAGTAAGATCTTTTGTTACAGGATGAGGTGTAAAAGACAAATTTATGTCTTTAAACACTCTTGATATACGTTTTACTGCCATTTAACAGAGTTTTTTATTATTTATACCTATCTTGCGAAGTCTTTCATAATATAATCATCAGAATCGAAGTAATTAAGCATCCACCATGCCAATGAACGGGGATTTTTGTTGCCACAAGTGAAAATATCAAATGCAACACACTGTTTTTCAGGCCATGTATGCAAAGCAAAGTGACTTTCGGCAAGTGTTACGTTCACAGTGACCCCTTGAGGTTCAAATTGATGAATAAAACAGTTTAGAAGAGTATATTCTTCACTTTTAACAGCACTTACCATCTTATTTGCAAGTTCTGTTGCATTATTTAATTTTTCAAAAGGCACATTGTACACTTCGACTAATAAATGAGTGCCCATATGGGCATTTTTCACGTTTTTCATGTAGTTGTTGAATTTTCATTTAAAAATTGAGGTTTTTCTTCCTCTTTTTCGTCATAATATTCATGTCCATCATACTCACTGATCAATTTACGACCACTTTTCTTAAATTCTTCTGATTTATCCACTTTAATGACCATTTTGTTTACCTTTAGTGTATATTTATCCGATATCTTCTGGTGAAGGGATACCTTTACTCTTTATAAATGACTTATTTTTCTCCTCATAGTCCCAATTTTGCTCATTTTTACGTTCTTTTGCTGTTTTCCAGAAATAATTTTCTTCTGAACCCAATCCATCACGGTCATGACCGTTTTCTACCTGATAATATACGGTTGAAACCTTAAAATCGGGTATTTTTGGTTCTTCTGGAGTAATACTGTTGTCATAAATCCTCATTCTGTTGTTTGGATAGAGGCAAAATTGCCCATTATCCAGTTCTAAGAGGTTATGAGACTTATGTTCAGCTGGTTGTTCACTTGTTGAATAGTCAATTGCGTCTACACTTTCATGATAATTGTCTAAAGTACAGATATATGTGCCTGTTTGATTACCAAAGTCCCTTGTCATCACTTCAAAATGCATTGAACCGATAAATTGCTTCTGTACTGCCACTACTCCATAGTCCATACAGTTCCAAAACTGCAGGTTATGTAATGTCATATCAGGTGTAGGAGTCTCTGGATCAGTTGTAAATGCCGAAATAGGTAACTTATCGAACATTGCAGCATAATCAGGTAGATAGGTCTCAAAGTAAAAAGCCCTACCGGGTATTGACTTGGCAGCAACCCATACTCCCTTTACAAATTCACCGTGGCCACTCTTATGGTCGGTTAGGTATTCTTTTCTTACCCATACTTCATAGGAGGGTAGGTTGGCAATTAGTGTGCTCATCGGTTTAATCTGCGTTTTACTTCTTTGGTCATTTGTTTTGTAAGTTCACTATCAAGATAAACTAGATGTTCTCTTAAATTTCTTTCATCTTCATTACCCTCAATATAATCATAAAGATGATCAATGTGCTCTAAGGCATACATCAATTTAGTTTGTTTATTCATTGGCATGTTTTTTTCTCCTACGAGCCGAGTTACGGGATTTATTCTTCATCTTCAATCATCTCCACCTTAAATGTACTGGGGTCGTTCTTTCCGGTAAGATAAAATTCAATGGCAAAGTCCTGCATTCGATCAAAACACTCAGATTCCGTCAAAGAAGAATACACTTCGATGCCATTTTGAAGTATTGAATACTTTGTAGTCTTCATATATTCGGGTCGTATTTGAAAATTATGTATATAACCAAAATGAATGTAATAAGAAGAAGAGATAGGAAAGTAATCATAATTTAAATAATACGAGTTTTTTCATGTCCGACCCGAATTCGAGGGTCGCACCAGATTTCATAACCAGCCTCTTTGGCATCGAGACAGAACGAGACATCTTCACCGCACATATCTTGTACAGTACCAGACTCAAATACCTGCATCTTTGGAGCAAACCAAGGATAAGGCATTCTTTTCTTACCGTTTTCATCGAAGTCCTCAAAGACTCCCTTCTTAATGAGTAACCAACCGAATCCTGCATAATCCACAGTGAATGGTTTCTTTCTCTTCTGTATAGTGTCGAGTGTCTCATGATTCATGACTCCACCATTATTTGAGAAATCTTCCTCATCTAACCAGTGAGCAACTGATGTAGTACGACCATCTTCAGTACAATACCAACCAGATACGATTGGTCTTACCTTTTCATCATTTACAATTAAATTATATCCTTTAATTTTCTTGATGTCCTTTCCATCCTGTAATGATGCATTCTCATATACAGGCTCCTTTGTGACTGCTTCATCAGGAACTGAGTTAAGGATTAATTGATAGAACTTCTCTGTAGAGAAAACAATATCAGAGTCGATCCATAACTGCCAGTCATACTCAAGTTTACCATCCCAAGGTAACTGATCAGGGCCTCTGAGAACATTTGCTCCTAGACACTTACATCTTGCAAAGTTTACCATTGAAGAGTAATCCTGAGATATCTGTATTCCTCCACCTGCTTGCACGATGTCAAAACATAATTGTACAAAGTTCTTCAAGTAAACGTATGATACACCTCTACCGGGCAAACAAAATACTATTTTCTTTCCTCTTATTAACTGCTTTGCTAATTCATAATCCCATTCAGATTCTTTCTGAACAGGGGGTTTGGCTTTCACCTTAAATCCTTTGGCCATAATTGATTCAATGTACTCTTATATTGTAACTCACAGATATCTATATGTCAATAAGCAAACCTCTATGGGCGGTTTTACTCATCTTCGGATTCTTCTATTACTACTGTATTGTCATCTATCTTCCAATTTAATTTTGTATCTTCGTACCACCCCATATCATTTATTATCCATTCCGGTATAATCGCAGAGTATTCACCTGTTGAAACATCAACCTGTATTGAAGTAATTTGGCCACCGGAATTTTTTTGCATATAATAAAATCCTGTCATCGTTTTTATATAGCGAAAAAAAAATTTACAATGAATGTAATATTTGTCTCGCTTCCGTAACACTTTGTAGACTAGGGGTGTCATGCGTTTTTATAAACGGGGGGGCATCAACCCCCCAACTGCTGTTAGTCACGAACGAATGACCCTATGCAAAGATAGGGTTTGCGTATTTGCTACATGGGTGTGGGTTCTCAGGTGAGCAACCAAAGGAAGCAATGAAGTTGTCTAACTGTGTAACTTCATCGGGTGTAAGGTCATCAAAGTCAACTGTTGCGATGTGGTCTACTCCCCACTCTGCAACTTCAAAGACGAACTCTTCCCAATCACAGCACACATGTGCTACGTTTTCAAAGTTGTCATTCTTAAGTATTCTGTCTGCGATTGCTTGTGATCTGTTCATAAGGGGGAACTCCTTTTGTGTATGTACTTATTATAATGGATACGGGAACTAATTAAAGTTCCCGTTGAGTATGTTTAATACTCTGAAACAATTTGTAACCAGTTCCAAACCTCTGCTTTGGTTAACCAGCCACGTACGTCCTGCCACTCATGGTCATCATATGAAATTTTGTCATCTTTTAAAAGTGCAATTTCGTAAAGACCATCGGCACCTCCATAAGAGTGCTCATGGCATGCTACGGAAAGTCCGTAACCATTATCGCAATAATATCTTACTACTTCGTTGTTTGGTCTGATTTCTCTTTTTGATGTGAACATGGGGGGGAATCCTTTGGTATGTACTTATT